AATGGTGGCGGTGCCAAAGGTGCTACTGGTTGTTGCAGTGCTGGTGGTGCCAAAGGAGGTCTTCCACCGCCAAAAGAAGGTGGTGCAATACCCATATCTCTACCGCTGCCGTCTGGATTACCTATAGTCGGAGGTGTAAATCCCGGAGGAGGTGGTAGTAATTGTTGAGGAGGTCCCATTCCTTGTCTATTATCATCTTCTCCAAGAGGAGGCCCCATTCCTTGTTGAGGAGGTCTCATTCCTCCTCTTTGGTCTTCTAATATTTGGTCTTCTAATATTTTATCAATACTCCCGCCGCCATAGTCTATACCACCGCCCCCAGGTGCATCTATTGCTCTTTTGAGAGGAGGTAATCCAATACTTGGTATTTGTCTTGGGTCTGGGCTACCGATTGGTATAATTCCATTTTCTATTTGAGGTATACCTGGTATGCCTTGTTGCAGTTGCTCTAATGTCTGCGCATCTGGAACCATATTACCGAATCCCATTTGGAATGTTCCGCTAGGATCCATAGGTGCTGGATTTAGCTGTCCGCCAAATAAACTACCTTCTTTTTGCATTTGTTGAAATTCTGCAAAACTTTGCGGTTGTTTTGGCAATATTGAACTTCGGCGCTGTCTATCCATTAGATTACCAAAAATACCACCCATACCACCACGGCTACGTGCGTTTGTAGGTACTTGTCCGATGCCTCTTCTTAAATTGTCAAATAGTCCCATAATTTTCGAATAATCCCATCATTTCATACATTAAATCTGTGCCTTTCTTTCGATCCTCTTCTCCAGTAGGTGTAAGAGTTACTATCCCGCCATTGTTTTTCATCTGGAAGCCACCGGCTCCTCTAACAGCTGAACCAGTCATAACAAATTCACCATCTGAAAGCATCGCTGGAACATCATCACTTGTTTCTGTTCCCGGGCCCTCTATAAATCCATTCTTTCTTTCAAAATCTTCTACAGCTACATTGCCACCTGTTGCGTAAGCCATCGGCATAACATTGCCACCCATATTGTAGCCCATTGGCATAACATTGCCGCCCATGTTGTAACCCATATTGTCATCTTTTTCTACTGTAAAATTCAAATTTGGATATGCTGCTCTTCTTGCTGAAGGCTCATGGAAATACATCATAAATTCATTTATTTGTCTATCTGGAACATCTGGGTAATTTTGTTTAATCATATCTACAACTTGTGGTGTAGCACCAGTACCGATTCTATCAAAGGCTTTTATAAATGTTTCTCTATCGTTACTAGATAAAAAAGTATCTCGTTTAAGCAACTCTTGTCCTATTTGGCTTACACCACCGCCCATATTGTAAGCCATAGGTCTGGCTGCTCCGCCCATGTTGTAACCCATTCTCTCTACAACCTCTGGAGCTACCTTAGCTAATGACTCTAGGCCTTCGTTCGGATATACACCACCGCCTTGGTTCATGCCTTGTGGTTGCTGTTGTTGCTGTTGTTGTGGCTGTCCACCGGATAATGTTGGGAAAGTTCCTTGTGGTAATAAACCAAACTCAGTTGGATTTGGAGCTTGCTGTCCCGTTCTTCTAGCTATCTCGGCTTCTATATTATATCTACCACTAGCATCCATGGTTGTTAATGGTGTCAATTCTACGCCTTTAGCATTTTTAGCTTCATCGTAAGCTAACTTACCTAATGTGCTAGCTAGTGCTCCTGCTCCAAGCATGCCTAGACCACCCATACCACCACCACCACCACCGCCAAACATACCACCACCACCGCCACCGCCAAACATACCACCGCCAGATCTTACGGGATCAGAGCCTCTTCCTTTAAGAAAATCCTCTATTAATCCAATTTTACTTTGACCTGGGTTTCCACCAAACAAGCTGCCAAGACCGCCACTATTTGATAGACCGGCTAAATCACTACCTACTAAATTTCCAGAGGCATCCATTAATCCAGAATCAAGCATTTGTTGATAGTCAAGTATTTGTCCATCTACTGAGTATGTTCCGTCACCAACAGCTTCAATAGTTGGTTGACCTTGACCGCCCATCATATTACCAAAAAGTCCTACACCATCTTTACCAGGCATAACGTATTCATAACCTTTTCCTACTGTATTTCCAAAAAGACCTACGCCATCTTTACCTTTAAAAAGAAACTCGCCTGCTTTGTCTTTTAAACCACCAATACCACTGCCTAAATTTCCAAATAAACCTACGCCATCTTTACCTTTAAACAAAAATTCTTTTGCATTACCAAAGAAATTGCCGCCTGTTTTAGTTGCTGCACCGGCTCCTTTACCTAAGCCTCCAATACCTCCAGCTAATTTACCTGCTCCGTAACTCATAACCCCAGATTTCAAAGCATCTTTCCAACTACCGCCACCTAATTTGGTTGTAAGTCCAGATATACCAGCAGATAATAATGGTCCTACTCCTGGAATAAAGTTAGCCAAAGGCCCAATAACAGGTGCTACTTTTTTTGCTACTTTTTTTAAACTTTTACCTAATTTTTTAAGGAACCCAAACTCAGCCATACCTGTAATTGGGTTGATAGACATTCCTTCACCAACAGTATATTCATTTGGATCTAGTCCAGCAGACATCATTTCTTGTTGTATTATTCTTTGAGTTGCTGGAGAGATAACTGGAGGAACTACCATTTCCCCTGGTGCTACGTGGGCAAGCATGCTGTCTTCGTTTCTTCCTAGACCTGCTATGCCTTTGCCTGAGTTGTCTATTCTATTCATGCTGAAATTATTCCTCTGTACATTTTAACCAAAATACCAATAGGTACCTATCTCCTGATTCTACTGCAAGTCCTCTATGCATGTGAGTAAAACTCGGAAAAATTAGAGCGTGGCCTGTAGGTAATGGTTGAACTGTACCACGTTTTAAAAACTCAGTTCCACCACCTTTGTACTTTCCAGTATTCAAAGGAACTACCATACTAATATCAGCACTTGCATCATGATGCCAGGCGCCTTGTTTTTTATCCTTTAAATTATAGTTAGCTATTTGTATTCCACCACTGTCTATATGGCGATTCCAAATATTTAAAAATATAGGATTTCCTATAGTATATATTGTTTGCATTAAAGATTGGAAGATTTGAGGACAATTATCTTGAAAAGTTATTTCTGGTATTTGCCGTAAATCATCCTCTTCTTGATTGGGTTCAAACCCAAAATGATCTTCTAGGTGTTTCATTTCGTCTAGCAATATGTCACAAAACTTTTCTGAAAAAAAAGGCACTGTGTATACATCTTTTACTGGTTCTTTAATAATTTTATCTAACTTGGTTTTTTTTCTTGGGGTTGTTCCGCCGTCTTCGTAGAAACTTACTATGGGTTTTATAGACTCTTTTACTGCTTCAAAAGTATCTTTTTGTATGTACCAATCGCTTGGATAGGTAAGTAAAAGGTTTTTAGGTTGGTATTCTTTTTCTAGCTGTACCATCTTTCAACACCATATCCTGTTATGTTGTCAGTTACATTTACAGAAACATTGCCATCAGTAGTAACAGTTATTTTGCCTAATTCAGCTTGCATCTCATAACCAGTATCAAGACCTCTCTTTTCAATATCAAGCCATCTATTTCCTGTGTACACTTGCAGAACATCTATACTGGTATTCCATATAATACTACCTGCATTAAATTGCAAAGTATTTTTATCTGCTTCATTTATTTGACGAATATTATCTGTATCTACTGCGCCAAGATTTATTTCTAGTATTCTAACTAACCTGTTAAATAAATCAGGAGTAACAGTGTCACTTGCTATAGGTAGCTGTGTTTGTAGTAACTTACTCATCGTCTACCGTCTGGTTTTATATCAATACGTGTTGCTCCTAGCCTCCAACCAATAGATAAATTACCATTATTTACAGCATCGTCATTTGACTCAAATCTTAATACTATCTGTCTTGACCTACACCGTACAAAAACTTGTTGAGTAGAAGAAGTTACTGCATTAGTTGAGTTAATTGCAAGAGAATCCCCAGGGTAGTTTCTTGTTTTTAAAACTATATTTACATTACCATTATTTTCATCTTGGATAAATTTATAATCTGGTATTATTCTTTTTAAGAAAGAAAATTGCTCACCGTCTCCTATATCTAAATCAGAACTTTCTATAAAAACATTAGTCATGGGAGATCCGTCATCATCAAAGCCTGATTCTTGTTTATATAACAAACCATCGCTTGTTGCTCTGGGATAATTAACAATACCAGAGTCAAGCCAGGCAGTTCTTGATAATTCTCCGTAGAACCAAATACCCTCTACATAGTTGTACATTACATATCTATCTACTTCTGACACACTGCTAGAGCAATAAAACCAACCTACTTCACTTTTATCTTTTATGGTAAAAGCATTTATTTTAAATGACTGCCCAAGGTTTATATCTCCAAAGACATAGTTATGAACTGAACATGGTAAGGTTGCAACACTACCATTATATGAATAGAAGTTGTTATAACTCATCCAGTAGACACCATTAGGAGTTGTAATTGCAGCCTTTGGCCCTATTAGGCCTGTACCCTCATTTATTAAATTAATACCAAAGGTAAACGGTGGCCCTATAAATTGCATACTATATAAAGCTGTATCAGTCCAAACCAATACTTCTTGTCTTGCTTTCACTCCACCAATAATAGATGAACCAGATGATAGCCTTAGTGATCCTGCTGTGTTTGTTGATAATGGCTCAAAGTCTAAATCGTTTTCTTGATCACTAAATGCTATTAACATAGGATCTACGGCACCAGTCCTAGAAGATCCAGATATAGGATCTGCACCTAAAATAATTAAATGCCTATCTTTTTCTGATGTAATAACTTGTAAACCCTTCGTAGGTACTAAGTTTGCTCCTGATATTCCAGATAATTCAAGAGCTCTTACGTTAACTCCATTATTTTCTGTCCATTTAAATATTCCAGCAGCTCTTTGGTTAATTATTAAATTTTCGCCAAAGTTATCATGCGTCCATATTCTTAACTGATTTGTTTCACTAAGGGCAGAAATACTACCAAAGGTTCCTTCGCCCCAACTATTTGCACTCCAACCACTACCAGCAACATAAACATCTAAACCAACATGAACTTGATAGGCTCCTACAACAGATGAACCGCCACTATTACTATCAGATGAATTAGCAGTTACAGTAGTCCCTGATGTATCTTTGGCTGTAATTTTGTAACTGTTTGCATTGACTATGGTATTTATTTGATACTCTTGATTCAAAACAGCTGCTGTAATACTGCCACCTAATGTAGCTGCACCGCTAAATGTTACAAAATCAAACTGAATTGCACCATGAGATGTGTCCGTAACGGTAATTGTTGCATCACCATTAGCAACTTTAGCAAATGTTACATCTCCGGCAGAAGTTGTAGATCTTATAGGTGTTATGTCATTGAAAGAAGAACCAGCCTCTATGTAGTATTTAAAATGCGTTCCAAGTCCTAAAAACTTTGTACTTTCAAGAGAAATCCAAGCATGTAATGCTCTTGCAGTACCTAGATAGGTATTTGATGTTTCTCTCTCCCAGCCACCAAATTTCTCTGGCCTACCTTTTCTAAAACGCACAAGATTACAGTCAAACCATCCTCCTTCGTTATCGTAGGCTGTTCCTTCTCTATTAATGCCTGGTTTAAATATTATCTTCTGCAAAGGCATCGTTATACCTCATGCCATTCTTTATTTTCAAACAATAGAGCTTCGGCCTCACGTCTGCGTATCAAACCTTCTAAAACCACCCCAGCAGCTTTATTCCATCTTTTGATTTGAGCAGGCACATCTTCGTATGCTCCATTATTTAAAACCTTAAGCATTGAACTGCTTTTAAGGTTATTTGGCCCTAAATTAAATACCCATGATACTAAAGAATCAAACTGATTTTGATTTAAATCAACAGTCACATAGTCGTTGATATACCCTTCATACTCTTTCATGTCTTCTTCTAGAATTTTATCTGCTTCTTGTTGAGTTACTAAGTCTCCTTCTTTAACACCAGCAGTGTGACCATATCCTATAGTCCATACGCCTGCTGCGCATTTGTATGCGTTGTATTCGCATCCTTCAAATTTTTTAATTAGCGATAAGCCTTCTTGTGATATGTTCATATCTTTACTCCGTTTCTTTTGTAGTAACTGTCTTATAATAGACAACAACTTCTTTAAGTTCATTTATATACCTTTTTAGTTCTTGCATATTATATGCCATGAGTTCGTAATCGGGCACAGACATAGCTAAGAATACCACTTGACCTTGGTCTTTCTCAACTCTAGTTAGGAATTCTTCTAAATTTTTATCTGATACTACATACCAATAAGGATCTTTTAGATCTATTTCTCTAGGCATTATAGGCTGTACTATAGTTCTTTCTATAGGTTTAGATATAACCTCTACCTGTTGTTTACTTGGTATTAGGCTGCAACTGCAAGCCATCATCAAGACTGTC